CACTAACAAGTGCGACTGTGGCTAATTATGCGGTGTTGAACCCAATTGATAAAGGCACTAATGCTACAGTTAGTGAGGCAAATTTAAAAGTATCTACCTCTACAACTCATACTGCAGTTAGAGGAACTTTTGGATTGCCTACAAGTGGCAAATGGTATTGGGAGTCTACAATAGGTTCTACTACATCTAATACTGCATCTTTAGCGGTAGGTATATGCACTGCTTCAAGCAATATAAATACTTACTCATGGAATACTACAGGAACATATAGCATGACATTATATAGTGCTATGCAAATTGTTTCTAATGGCTCTATTATATATGATGCAGGTTCAGGTGCTTCAGCAGGAACTGTATTTGGTATTGCTTGGGACGCTGATAATAACAAACTTTATATTGGTGTTGCTAATACATTTTATTCAAGTGCAGGTGCAGGAACAGGAAACCCATCTACAGGAACTAATCCCACATTAACTCCTACAAGTGGTGTTGAATATTATCCATATTTCCAATTATATAACCAAGCACATCAAGTAAACTTCGGTCAAAGACCATTTACTTACACACCACCTACAGGGTTCAACAGATTAAACGCATACAACTTACCAGATAGCACGATCAAAAAAGGTAATAGCTATATGGATGCTACTGCCTATACAGGAACTAATGGTAGCCCTACAACACAAGTAATTTCATCTAACTTTCAACCTGACTTTTTATGGTTTAAGAAAAGAAGTGCGGCTTATGACCATGCTTTAATTGATACCAATAGAGGAATTACTAAACAATTATATTCTAATTTAACTAATGCTGAAGGAACTGATAGTGATGTTTTAACTGCTATTGGTGCATCAAGTTTTACTGTAGGCAATTCTAATTATTCAAATTATGGAACTTTAGTAGCTTGGACATGGAAAGCTAATGGTGGAACTACATCATCTAATACGCAAGGTTCTATTACATCAACTGTTCAAGCAAACACAACTGCTGGGTTTAGTATTGTGACTTATACAGGTAATGGAACAGGTGGAGCAACAGTTGGTCATGGTTTGGGTGTTACACCATCTATGATAATTATAAAAAGAAGAAGTAATGCTGATAATTGGTATGTTTATCATTCATCTGTAATTACTGCTGGAGCAACTAACAAAAGTGGATTAATATTAAATTCTACAGGAGCGGTATTTACTAACGCATCAAGCACAACATTAACTTCAATTAGTTCATCTACATTTGGAATTGGAACTGATGGAGCAGTAAATTTTAATGCTTATACATTTGTAGCTTATTGCTGGGCAGATGTATCAGGTTACTCTAAAGCATTTAGTTATACTGGTAATGGCTCTACTGACGGAGTATTTCAATATTTAGGATTTCTCCCTCGTTTTGTATTAATTAAACGAACAGATAGCACATCTAATTGGTATATATTTGATACTGCAAGAGATACATATAATGTAATGAAAACAGAACTATTACCAAACTCGTCAAACGCTGATGCAGATAACTCAAGATGGATAGACTGTTTATCTAATGGCTTTAAAATTAGAAATGATAATGTAGGTCAAATTAATGCTAATGGTGGAACTTATGTTGGTATGGCATTTGCATCTAACCCATTTAAGAATAGCTTGGCAAGGTAACAATTTAACAAAGGAAAAATTATGTTTTTAATTAACGGCAAACATCTCCCAGAAGGCACATCCTTCTATGACGCTAATGGCACACAGTATGGTGCTGGCTGGCTTAACCAAGCTACAGAAGAACAGAAGGCAGCTATTGGCATTACATGGGTAGCTGACCCTATCCCTGTAGACACACGCTTTTACTGGAGTGAAGGGCATCCTAAAGCTCTTGAAGATAAGCTAGAAGTAAAACAAGATGGCACACCACTCTACAAACAAGTGTATGATAAAACTGCTAATGGTGGTTTAGGTGCTATGGTTGATACTACAGAACAAGTCGTCACTAAAGGTCTAAAGTCTACATTTACTGCACAAGTAAAAGATACAGCAGGTAAATTATTAACTAACACAGACTGGTATATCATTCGCAAAGCAGAACGCAATGTAGATATTCCTACAGACATTGTTGCTAAACGTAGTGCTATCGTAACTGAAGCTAACAGACTAGAAACAGCTATTGCAGGTGTTACAAACGTAGAAGGTCTTATAGAGGTACTTAACGGTCAAAATTGGGGTGAGTAATGCCTACACAAAGAATACCATTTACAGAATGGTTACCAGACCAACCTACAACGACAAATGCGCTTTTAACAGCTAATAATGTCTATCCTCTTACTGTAGGTTATGGTCCATTTCCACTTTCTGCTGACTATTCTACTGCTGCAAGTGAAGACTTAAACAATGTTACTGCAGCTAAGTTTGAATTAAGCACAGTATTATTTGCAGGTGGTGCTACTAAACTATTTAAGTTTAACGCAGGTACTACAGGTTTAGATGATGTAAGTAAGTCAGGTGGATATTCTAGTTCTGATAGATGGAGTTTTACACAGTTTGGTGATGCTGTATTAGCTTCTAACAATAACGCTAAAATACAAGCATGGTATGTAGGCACATCTACTGCTTTTGCAGACGTATCTGCTACAGCACCTATCGCTAAATACATTACTGTAGTTCGTGACTTCGTAGTCGCTGCTAATATATCAGGAACACCTAATAAACTCCAATGGTCAGATATTAATGACGAAACCGACTGGACAAGTGGTGGTGCATCACAAGCTGACTATCAGATAATTGCCGAAGGTGGTAATATAGTTGGAATTACAGGTGGCGAGTTTGGTATTGTATTACTAGAACGTGCTATCTATCGTATGTCATATATTGGTAGTCCATTATTCTTCCAATTTGACGCTATCTCACGTAATTTAGGCTGTAATACACCTGGTTCTATTACACAATATGGACCTAATACATACTTCTTAGCTGATGACGGTTTCTATATGTGTGACGGTACTAATGTGATGAACATTGGTAACGATAAAGTAGACGAATACTTCTACGATAATATGAACGTATCACAACAAGATACTATTAGTGCTGCTATAGACCCAATTCGTAATATTGTAATTTGGAATTTCCCTAATACTTCAGGTGGTCGTTCTTTACTTATTTACAATTGGTTAGTTAAGAAATGGTCATCTGCTGACACTACTTTAGAATATATCGTATCTCTAGCTTCATCTGCATTTACTTTAGAAGGGTTAGACGCTTTTGGTACATTAGACTCACTTCCTGCATCACTAGACTCACGTGTATGGTCAGGTGGTAAGTTCTTATTAGGTGGTGCTGACGGTGCTAAAATTGCTACATTTACAGGAGTAAGTTCTACTGCTGAAATAGTCGTAGGTGAAATGGAGTTTGGATATAACTCTATTGTGACTAATGGTAGGGCGCAAATAGATAATGGTGCAGTCACTATGGCTATTGCATCTCGTAAAGAATTAGATGATGCAGTTACTTATAAGTCTACAGTTACACAAAACTCTGATGGTAAATGTCCTTTACGTTCTTATGGTCGTTATCATAGAATAAGAGTTACACCTACAGGCACATGGACTCATGCTATCTCTGTAGACGTAGACTATACACAAAGTGGAAATAGATAATGCGTGACATGTATCGTAAACTTAATTGGCAAGGTGGTACGCCAAGAGAAGTTGCAGAAATTGTAAACAACCTAGTAGAAGGTAAGTCTAACAATACAGGTGACTTTTCTACATCTACAAGCTCTACAACAACTACATTATATGATGAACGTATAGGTTATAATAGCGTCATATTATTTATGCCATTAGACCATGACTCATCTCAAGAACTTAAAGATATTTACTTTACAAACTTTGCTAAAGGAAGTTGCACAGTTAATCATGGTAATCATGCAACTGCAAGAACTTATCGTTACGCTATCATTGCATGATATTACACTATATACCTAAAGATAATTTACGTCAACATTGGGACTATGTAAAACATGGTCTTGAATTAGTAAGAGAACGTGGTCATACATCTTGGATAGTAGAAGATGTTTATTGTGACTGTTACGAACAACGTTCTATGTTGTTTATAGGTATTGTAAATAACAAGGCAGTAGGCTTTGTCGTATTACAACCTATAAACGATACACTTCACGTATGGGCATCATGGTCAACTATAAATGACCTCACACTTTTTCAACAAACATGGCAAGAAATACAGCAAATAGCAAGACAAGGCGGTA